GGAGACTGTTAAGAACTGAATGTCTGACAAAATCAAGATCAGCTTCTGTCTGACCCTTTTCCATTGACATCATTGTAGATGCCATCATAATCTGAGATAAATCAATTAAAATCATAATGTTCTATAATATATAGTTGGAGCCTGCGATAGGGATCGAACCTACTACCTGAAGTTTACAAAACTCCTGCTCTACCAAGTGAGCTACGCAGGCACTGGTTCTGGTGGATCTGGTAAGTTTAGATCATCAAACAGATCATTTCTTTCCATCCACTCGTTAAAACTCAGTACATCAAAATCACCTTTAATAGCTGGGCCTCCATCTGGAGTAGTAGTATTATCTAAAGATACAAAACGATCTGCAAAATCCTGTAAAGGATGATGGATATCTTTCTCATGATACACCACCGATTTAATACATTCTGCTAAAAAAGACAGTTGTGCAACCGTACTCTCATCTACAATATTGCAACCATTTTGTTGCATATTCTTGAGACAAGCATACATCAACCCCTCAGCTAGTTGTTCACACCAGGCAAAGTTTTCTCTAGTCTCTGCGGCTGATGTGTCAACTTCTGGTGGATTCTCTGGTTTATAATTAGACGGAAACTTGATGATTTTGCCCATCTAATTCCTTAGTCCATACCATATTAATATCTGGATAGAATACCCCTACAGACCTCTTAGGAGCACCGTCAGGATAATAAGCCATTGCTACACACTTAGGTACTACAATATGTTCTTCATGGAGTCCAGATTTTGGACTGATCCAATCACCTGTCTTGAGATAATGTTCACAGTACCGTATGTAAGCCCTTTTATTGTCTGCATCCCTAGATGCTTTCTGTTTGTCTTGGGGAGATACTTTTAATCCTCTTCCCGACTTATTAAAGGCTGATACTTGTTCTTTGGAGTCTTTAATCCATTCCTTAACATTCTTGAAAGAATAGTTATCTTCGTCTGGAAGTGCAAGAACAGATGGATGTATATTCTTATACTCAGCTGGTTTACGTTTCGCCCGTGCCTTTTCTAGTTGTTCACGGAGTTGTTGTTTTCGTTCTTCACTAATTTTGCGTTTCGACATATTATTTCTCTATGCAAGTGGGGCAATGTTCTTTACCCATTTTATCAAAAGAGATGGGACATCCATCTATTCTCAAACAAATTAAACCTGTTGATTCAATCATTGTTTCATATTTAATTATTTCAATTGGTTCTGGTGTATGATTAGTCCATAAGAATATTATATAACCAATAATCATTAATACTATAAATCCATAAATAAATGCAGCTTGAAGTGCAAATACAATCAACTCATATACTAAACGAAAGGGGGAAAAAATAATCATATATCCTCTAGTTCATATTCGGGAGTTACCCATTCAACAAATTCATGTCCTTGCCATAAACAATACATTGTGGGGTCAGAATAAACCATGTAAATTGGAACTTTACTTTCCAATTTTGTAGCTTGTTCTAACGCAACTACTTTAGCCTCATCTATAGAAGGAAATTTCTTATTTTTAAACATACTTTATTATATAACAATAAATCCAAAAAGTCAAGTCGTTAATTACAAATCGTGTTCACCAGGCAGGGGTATATATGAGAGTTTTCCATTCCTTTCAGCTTTTCGGATTGACCATTGTTCTTGAGAAATATGTCGGTCTTCTTTCATTGTACGAACCATAGCACGAAGCCGTTTTAATTCTTTAACCAAATGCATTATAACTTTATCTGGATCACCTTCTTTTATCAACCGTTTTAAAAGTTCGTCTTGTTCTTTACTCATCGTATTTCCAATAGGTTAGATCAAACATATCATTGGTTTCTAGAGTCAAATCTCCAATATGAATTGGACTCTTACCAGTATATATGAACCAAGTTTCAAACGAGAAACCACCCATGTAAAGTTGCTGGATGGTTCCTAGTCCTTGTTTTTCTAGTTCTTGTGCTTCTTCTAAAGGAGATTTCACTTCAAACCCAACATACTTAGGATACAATATAGAATCGCAAAAGTCAAGTCAGAACGGTTGAGGTGTTTTTTGTCTCGGCGGTCCCTCACCCATCACCGCTTTTTGATTCCAACCGTTCTATTTTATATAGTACTTAACTCCGTCTACGAGATCCCATAGAATATATAGGTATCAGAAACGAGTTATGAATCTTGCAATAGTTTGTATTTCTTGATATAGGTATGAATCCAGAAAGAATCTATCACATCCGAAAGAGGATTAGATTCTGGAAGACAATCCATTTCCTCTGCAAGTTCTATACCTGTCAGGTCAACGAATGCACAATACATATCCGTTTTGGATGCATTACCTTTACCTGTTGCGTGTTTTTTAATTTGAGATGGAGTTGGCATACACGGATGTATGTCAGCTTTAAAGAGTTTGTGTTTCAGTAATCCAGTGTTCTCACCAATATGAAACACTTTACCCTTTGATGCAAAGGAATATCCTTCAAGGATAACATCTACAGTTCCTTCTGGTGGGACGAGGCCTAGAATCCAATTTGATATATAATCAAAACGAAATTCCTCCGATGGCCATGTCCCGAAATGGTATCCTATAATCTTATCATCCAGATAAGATTTTGCAAATTTTCTAACGGGTGTTAAGTATCGTATTTTACAACCTGTAAAGGTTCCATCACCTATACAGATTGCAGGGGATGTCATGCTATAGTCAATCCCAATCTTCGTCCTCATCATAATCTTCCATTTCAATGGATTCGCCACTGCAAAATGGACAACAACGAATCGTATATCTGGAAGTATTTAGGTCAAATTTTAAAGTAAAGGTTGCATTACATTCTTCACACCCAATGTCTATTTCTTGACTCATGCTGCTGTAGGTAAGTCAACCACTTCACATTGTCCTGCCGAACAGGCAAGTTCTTGTGAGGCTACGGTGAAATCTTTCTGTTCATAATCAGAAAGTTTAGACCAGTTTACTAACTTAGGCATATTCTTTACCATCTCACTATATTCCTCTTTCGTACAATCTTGGAACGGAGCTTGTTTGTATGAGTGCTCACTAAAAGGTAGGAATGAGATTCCACTTATGTCATCAAAATTATCATATACCCAAGATGCAGTACTGACCCATTCATCTTCCTTGACTGAAATCGTTACAGATGGTTTGTGTTCACACCAATTCATTGCATAAGATTTCCACAACTCTAATTGCTCTAATGCAGTCATATCTTCCCTGCATATAGCACCTTCGGGAGATTTCATTGGAAATGAAAACACTGTAGTGTGGTTGGGTTTAGTTACATCTTTTTCATGAGGGAACCCTTCGGCTTTCATGAATTTAGTAAGAGGATCTTTGTTATCTCCCCTTACTGTCCTTATATAGTATGGATTATGGCGGGCATGAATACCAGAAGCACTATCAACAAGCTGCGAAACTGTCCCTGAAGGCTTAACGCAAGTGATAGCTGCTGATTGTGATATTCCCAATCTATCTGCCCACTCTCTGTTTGTTCTAATACATTCATCTTTTAATTCTTGTAGTCTTTCGTCAAGACCCTTTTTTATTCCATTGGTTAGGGGAGAATCCATTATTCCTGTAAAAGAAACTCCCAAAAGTCGTTCTTCTTCACAATTACGTTTCCACTCTCCTGTGAGGTATTTGAATCCAGTAAGAGTTGATTGGAATGTTCCAAGGATAGTTGCAAGTCGAACTTTCTTTTTGAGAGATTCAACATTGTCCCTTCTTCGTATAACGCATTCAGTAAGGTTGCAGAATTCTCTGGATCGTAAAATGATTTCGCTGCAAGGATTTGTGCCGAAATCTGTTTTGGCTTCTCTCCGAATAATGTCTTCGCCATCTTTGTCCTTTTCTTGATTTAGTCGTTCAGTAGTTCTTTGGGCCGACATACGGTTATAGATTCCACGTTCCCCAGACTTAGAATCGTAGAGGGATAGCCACTCTCGCATAAAAGTACCAACGTCTGGTTTTTCTTTATAGTTAACCGAATTATTTGCGAGTGCTCGTTGTCCATTTTGTTCCCACCACTGACCAGACTTGGCAAAACGCATTTCACGGTCATTAAGATCAGAAAGACTAATAAGAGCACTCCTACGAACACCCCCAACCACAACAATCTCTGCGATTTTACATACGAGATCATGCGCCTCAATGGGTTTAAGTTTTCTTCCTTTTGCATTTTGAAAAATATTAATTGAAAATTTGAATAGATCCTCTAGTGGTTCTGGGCCGGAAGCTCGTCCACCAAAGGTTTTAAGGGGAGATCCTGCTGGTCTAACTTTGGAAAGATCCCATGTTGGAATCTGTCCCATCCACAACATACCTAAGAGTTCCTTGAGAGCCTTTGCCCATCCTAATTTGGAATCTCTGACAACAATTGTAGATTCTGTCTCATAAAATTCTTCTGCAATTACTGGTAATTTATTAACATATTCCTCTTCAACCGAAAATCCTACTCCTGTCCCGTTCATTAGTATGTATAAGATTTCATCAAATGATCTTGGAGAATCCACCTTGACATACGAGCAATTATACCCTGCAACATTTTCTCTTTTGAGAGCTTCTCCTGCTGTCATCAAACAACGCATACTCGGCATCACATCCAAATTAAGAACTGCATCCTTGAGTTCTGCATATGTGTCATCCTCTAATGTATAATTACAAGTTTCCTTTAAATGTTCTTTAAAAAAATCAAAATATCTATCTACTGTTTCTTCCCATGTTTCTCTACGTTTCTGATTGTAATCCCATCGTGCATATCGGGATAGGTGTATAAATGATTGGTATTCGGTTGGTAAGTTCATGTCCTCTTCCATTTGTTAATTTCTAAATAAGCCTGCAAACCACTATAGGTTCTAGAATTGATGAATCCCTTGATATCATCATACCCTGCAAGCACCATATCGTTAATATCTTTATGGTTCAAATCACTTGGCCATACTACAACATTATATCCTTTATCAACTGACTTATGCATTCGGTCAACAGTGTGCTGATTTCTTGATTCATTATCATAAATTACCGTAGTTATACTAGGTTCCAGATCGACTAAATTCAAATCGGCACCGGCAACTGCCAAACAGTTGTCTATAAAGAGAGAATCTATTGGACCTTCAACAACGTAGATATGAGACTCATAATCGATACGTTCAAGTCCATAAATTTTCTCTTTGTTCTCGTCTAATTTTAAAGTGATGTATCTCGGCTGTTCACTGCCAAATGCTCTACCTTGATAGGCGAACATTTTTCCTGACTTGTCAAAGAAGGGGATGACAAGTCGAGGATAATCTATATTTATCGTTTGAAATTTCTCAGGAAACATTGTCTTAGACCACTCGTAGAACTTGTCTGCGAGATACAATTTGTCCCAATGCTTTTCTGGAATTTTCCTGTATTCTATATAGGAGAATGCGAGATGTTTCTGTAGAGTATCAAATCTCTTGAGTTCCTTCAGGTGATTATTGAATACTGGAGCTTTAAATTTGAATGGGACTGCACTAGGTATTGGAGTATTCTTCTGAGTTTCATTGTTCTTATATTTCTCAACTAGATACTCTGCATGAAGCATGGGGTCTAGAGTTTTGAGAAAATTATTGAATGTACTCCCTGCACCACAATTATGGCACTTGTAGAAGAACGAGTTCTTTTTCTTGTAGAGGTAACCTCTAGCTTTATCTTTACGTTTGTGAGAATCCCCACATATAGGACATCGAAAGTTCCATAAATTATCTCTAACTTTTTTGAACCTTTCGACCCTTGATGTACATAAATTTATGTACTTTTGGTCAACATAACTC